TATTAAAGACAAGATTACTCAGTTAATCAAAGGCTACCCAACTGTATCAGACAAATACAATGTTGCTGGTGGTATCTTATCTGGCAGTCATGCAGTTAAGTTTGGTGATTTAGTTGCCTTCTCTGCTACTGCTGGTTATTACGAAAAAGCTAAAGGAACATCACTTCCTTCTGCTGGACTTGCTGGTTTAGTTGTTGCCACTAACGTAAAAGTGACTGACAGCTGGGCTGGTGAAACTGAACCTGAAACAAAAGTTGGTGAAGCATTCAACTTATTGATGGACGGTTTCATTGCTGCTAAGATTTTAATTACAGCAAATACTTATACAAATCTTGCTGCTGGCAAATCAGTTTACTACAAACTTGGCGCTGCTTCAACAGATGATATTGTATTAGCTGACTCTGCTGCTGGTACTTCTGCATTATCAGGCTATACATTCACAGGTATCTACGATAAAGTTGACTCAACTCATGTTATCGCAGAAATCAGAGTAAAATAAGGAGGATTAGACAATGGAAAACTACTTTACTCCAAGTAATATCGAAAAGAACTTCTTTGTCGATAGCGTTCCTTCTTCTGAAAGAGGAACAACCACATCTATTTGTGATATGTTCTCTGGCAAAGCATTAAAAATGTTTGTCAAAGACCAAAAGGTTCATGATGCTAACTTTGCATTCTTAACTACAACTTTAGCAAAAGTTCATAAAGAATTAACTGAACCAAAATACTTCGTTACATATGCTCAAGACATTCCAGTTGATGTTGGTGGCGGATTCGTTGATTACGTTTCTTACTTCACTGTTGACTGGGCTGGCATTATGAATGAGTTCAGAAACGTTATGGGAAATAACGCTAACTTTATTCCAAGAGTTAACGCTGGCTTAAATCAAAAGAGAGTCAATGTTTATACATTTGAAGTTGCTTATGATTTACGTTTCGTTGAACTTGAAAAAATGAAACAAGTCACTCTTGCTAAATCAATTCAAGACATCTACTCAAATGTTATTGTTGCTGGCTGGGACTTATTTGTTCAAAAAGTTGGCTACAAAGGTATGTCTGGTCAAACAGGCTTATTCAATGATGGCAATACTTTAGTCACTACTATTGATAACAGTTCTACTACTGGCCAAGGCTTTGAAGGTTTAGCTGATAGTGCTGTTGTATCATTCTTCAATGGTGTTTTCGAATACTACTTAATTAACAGCAATATGAACATTACTGTTTTACCAGATACTTTCTTAGTTCCATCATTCGTTGGTTCTGATTTATCTGGACGTATCAATACTCTCTACACTAACTCATTACGTAGATTTATTGTTGAACACAACCTCGGTATTGACGAAGGTGATGCTAACTTCAAAATTGAAATCAAGTCAAGACCTGACCTTGATGCTATGGGTTCTGCTTCTAAAGGACGTATCGTTGCTTATAGAAAAGCAAAAGAGTTTGTCCGCTTAGATATGCCATACCCAATGCAACACTACATCACTTTACCAAATATTGAGAGAATGTCTTATACATCTGCTTTCGTTGGTCAAATCTCTCAAATCCAATTACCATACAACACTTCTTCTTCTGAATTAGGTGTCGTTACTTATTGGGACTTCACTGACTAATTGTTAGTCTAGTACTTAACTTTGTAAAGGACTGATACGATTGAGGTCAAAAGTCTCAGTCTATCGGTCCTTTTATCAAAATAGATAAGCAAAGTAATAAAGTATTATCTTTCAATTAAACAAATGTTAAAACTGAGTAATTCTGAGATATCTCAGAGAAACGGAATTAGTATTTATATATATTTATATTAAAAATGCTTAAATATTTACCAGAATTAACGTTTGATATCAAAAATGATAAAAGGAGAGAATGTATGAAAAAATACAAAATCACGAGTTCAGATGGCACATCTAGAATAGTTGAAGGCAACATTGTTAAAGACTCTATTGGTCAAGACTTTTTTGGTACTAAAGAAGGTACTGAAAAAGCTGACGATATTTTATTTGCTATTCAAGCTTATTTTGGTCATCCTGAATGGACATACGAAGTTGCTCGTAAAAAATGTTCAGAAAAAGACATACAACAAGCTATAGCATACGTTAAACGTAAAGGCTACAATAAGTTTAACTACTTTGACTCTATTAAAGATGCGTCAGAAGACGTTATTCGTAAACTTATTGCGGATGAAGATGAAGCAATAAGAGAATATGAAAAAGCAATTTCTCAATTCAAAGACAAACAACACTTTGTTAGTATGTTTGAAGATATTAGAGATGATGAAATGACGCATAGAAGATTACTCAATCAAATGCTCAAACACATCAATGACTCAATCAATGATTATGACAAAGCTGAGCTTGAAGCACAGATTAGATGGTGTAAAACAGTTTTAAGCAATCCATATAGCAGAGAAGCAATGGATGCTAAAGCAAACTATGGCAAAAATTATAAAAGCTTTGTTAAACAAGATTTACAAAGATTTGAAAAAATGCTTGCTAAAGACTCAATCAACGATAATGAGCCTCAGTCATTAGACGAAGCAATTGAAATTGTTTCAAAAAAGTTTGGCAAAAAAGCAAGTGCTGTATATGACTTGCAACATACTGGCAGCTATGTAATATACGTAGATAGTAAAAGAGTTGCTAGATACTACTTAGGCAGAAATAGAATGCTACGCTTTATACAAGACAGTGCTGAAGATGCTGCTCCAAGAGTTGACGAAAAAAAGTTTGAGCAACTAGTTGAATATTTCAATGCTTGGGGAAAGCCATCTAAATCTGAACTTCAAAAAGTAGTTGATTACTACAAATTAAATGATGCTACTGCTTGGCAATTACTTGTCTACTGGGACTACAAAGAAGAGTTTAATAAACTTCATTATCATGACTCAATTAAAGATGTTAGTGAAGCTAAAATTATGAGAGCTGCTGACTTACTTGATGATAGACACATTGACTATTCAACTGCTGATATGGAAAGTGGCTTTATCTTCTTTGATGATGAAACTAACGCAAAAAAAGCAGAAGAGCTCTTAAAAAAGCATTTCAATATTGAGCATAAGACTAATAAACGTGGTACTCATTACATTGCAATTAAAGATGCTGGCACAAAGCTTTGGCAAGTTCGTAAAGGCTTTGCAGTTGTAGCTGAAAGTTATTGGTATCAATACAAGAACAACGCTTATGTCGATAGAGTTTGTGCAACTTTAGATGAAGCAGAATATGTTCGTGACTCATTAGAAAGAAATGATGGAATGTCATTCTGCATTATAAATTGTGAAAAAGGCTACGTTAGAGTTAGCTAAGGAGGAAACGTATGGCAATCATAGGTATACAAACTGACAGAACAAACCCTACTTTTACTAAAGCAGATTTTGTTTTTTGGATGCCAAACTTCTATAACTTCTTCTATCAAACAGTTGAAGGTCAAACAGTTGAAACAGCTCAAGGCACAACATACTGGAATAAGCTCTATCCACAAGCAAACAATCGTGTGTTTAAGTCGATCTTTGGAACAGACTTTGAAATCGCAATAAGCTTAGTTATAGCACACTACTTAACTCTTGTTGCTTTCAATGCTCAAGCTCCAGGTGGAAGTCAATTAGCTGAAATTGCTAATGGCGGTATGAATGCAGGTGTTATGTCAAGTGGTTCTGTAGGTGGATTTTCAGTTAGCTATGATATTGACAAGACGATAAGTTCAGATGATGAGTCAAAATGGTGGAACTTGACTAAATGGGGTTCTCAATTTTATGCTTTGATGAAAACAAAATCTGTTTCGTCAATATTTGTCGTTACAAACAATCCTGTTCCTGAAGTTGTAGCTCAATCTTCTAGTGGAACTTGGACTTGTTCAGAATGTGGATGTACAGGCATTCGTACAAATGTATGTCCAATTTGTGGTACAGAAAGAAATTAGGAGAAAACTATGGCTAGAAATCATGTTATCGACCCTCAATTCTTCTATGAATTAGTTGACAGATTTTCATTTAAGTATGATTTGTATGTTAGAACTGGTCAAACTGTAGATGCTGCTGGCTATCAAACTCAATCATATACAAAACAAGATATTTATGGCTCTCTTCAAGTAGGAGAAGTTAAAAGAAATGTTCGAAAAGAAGGTACAACTGACTCTGTAGAATATAACTTCTACTGTAAAAGCTTATATCGTATTCAGATTGGTGATTTTATCAATTACAACAACAATTGGATGATATGTGATGCTGTACAGCCTTATGATGAATATGGCGTTAGACAAGCTCATCTAAAAGTTATTCAATTGACAGCTTATACTGACTTACAAGCATATGTTAAGTTTTTACAAGGGAGGGAAATTGTATGATTACCGCAATTCAATCTATTGAAAGCTTAGAAGCTATACTTAGGTCTGTATTACTTACTCAATCTGCTCTTGATGGAAATCATGTGTTAAACGCATTAGGCATTAGAGGACCTGCTATGGAAAAGCCTGGCACTACTCAAGGAGAAGTAATCTTTGAAAGTATGACTAATGATGAATCGATTCTTGTGTTCGAATTATACGAAAAAGATGAATACTCTGAAGATACGATAGTGAATGATGTAAGCAAACTCTTCACCTATGTTGAGTTAGGATTGAAGCTCATTGTATACGGCAAAAGTTCTAGAACACTTGCTCAAACAATTAAAGCTAGACTGCTCTCACAAGAAGTTAGAGACGCTTTATTTGCAAGTGGTGTAAATCTACAGACAATTTCAGCTATTGAGCCTACGTCAGAATATATAAATGATGTTTTATGGCAAAGACGAGATTTTGAAGTGAGTCTATCTTGCTACTTGAACATTTCAAAAATTACAAATAACAATCACTTCACAAACGCAGATACTATTGAAATAAGCAAGATTAGCTAATGATTATATCTTGCTTATCATAGTATGATACAATAATAATAGGAAAAGGAGGACAAAATATGTCTCAAATAAACTTAAAAAGATTCGTAGATGTTGACATCATATATCATGCATTGTCAGCTGTACAATCTACAAGAGATACAGTTGTATTGCTTTCTACAGAAGGTAGTACTGAGATTGATGGTATATACTCAAACTTACAAGCAGTATATGCTGCATTTGCTAGTGCTACAGATTACGCAAAAACACGTGCATATGCAAAAGTCTATTTCGAAAATGGCGGTGTTAAATTACATATTATCAGTGCTATTGCAAATAAAGCTGCAGCTGAAGCAAAAATTGCAACGCTTCCAAATGAACAAATCGTAATTGCTTATACAGGTACATATGCAGATGCAAAATTGATTGCTCAAGCAAGAGAAACATCAACAACTGTATATGGCATCAATCAAAAGATTATCTTAGGCTGCACTTCTTCATCAACAGACTCAGACTCTGTTAAAAACTTTGCTGTTAAATACGCATCTTCTACTGTAGTTGGTGCTGAAATGACAATTGCTGCATATCTATCTCAAATTGATGTGTATAAAGATGCATCAATCAAAGATTATGCATTTACAAAAGAAGTACTTGCTGAAGAAACAGCTGATGATGCTGTATTAGGTGACTGCATTACAAACAACATGAATGTTGATATGTATTTAAGCGGTGCAGTTCGTAATTTAGGTGGCAACATGAAAGACGGTTATGCTGTCACAAATGCATACTGCTTGATTGTTTTACATCAAACAATTACTGATAGGCTTCTTTCTGTATTAGTCGAAAAATTAAAAGGCAGTGAAGGTTTGGCAAAAATTGGAACTGTCATTGGTCAAGAACTTTCTAGATATACATCAAGCGGTTTCTTAACTACTGACAAAGTTTGGTCTGACAATAACTTAGTCAAAACATACAACAACCAATCATTTACTGTTATTCGTAAAGGTGAGCAACTTCTTCTTGGCTATAAAGTCGTTGTTCTTCCATTCACATCAATTTCTGATGCTGATAAACAAGCAAGAAAAACTCCACCAATTTATGTTGTGTTAGCTGATGCTTATGGCATTAGAGCTATTACAGTTAATGGTGAAGTAATCTAAGGAGGATTGACATATGGCACGTTATTCATTAGCAAGATACATTCTTACAGTTCAACTTCCAGATGATTTTGATGCTACATTCATTACTGCATTTGGACAATCACTCTCAATTGGTGGCGAAGGCTCAATGGTTGGTTCAATCAAAATTGCATTAGCTAAAGATTTATGGGAAACTGAAGGTGACTCAACTGGTGGCTATGTACATAATCAAAGTTTAGATAGAACTGGCACATGTGAAGTTAGTCTTAAACAAGTTGCAGATGCTGTTGCTAAGTTCATTCGTTTATGTAATTGCTTCTACAAATCTGATGTCAATTACTCAACTGGCTTATATCTTGAATTAAAAGACAATGAAGGCAACATTGTTGCTACTTGCAAAGATTGCTACATTTCTAAAATACCTGACCAAGAGTTTGCTGATAAAGCTGGCGACCAAACTTGGACATTTACTTGTGGCAAAGTTGTAATTGCTTAATTACAGCTATTAAATTAGAGTTTTGTTTTCTCCAACATATACAAAACTATAGATGGACATCCATCTAAAAGGCTATCGAGTTATCTCGATGGTCTTTTCTTATACTTTGCTAAAATGTATTACCTTTCAATTAAACAAATGTTAAAAACGAATTACATAGAGATATCTCTGATAAACAGAAATAGTATTTATATATATTTATATTAAAATGAATAAAAGAGGTCTCAGATGACCTCTAATGAATTATTTTGATATTTTGAGAGCATTTTACTTAAAAATTGTATCTCGTGTACATTCGTGATAGTCTTTATCTTTTCTAATACGAATATAGACTGGATGGCGTAAAGATTTATCTGTAATTTCTTGTGCTTTAACTTCAAGAACAGTAAGTCGATTCATAGGCCAGTTGTCTCTCCACCAGTCTCTATCTTCATCAGTTCCGCAATTAACTCTAGTCACATGAACAATATCGTTTTTGTCTTTATCATAGTAGCCTACGCATAATGCACCAACTGTTTCTTTGTATTTGCCTGTGCCGTACCACCAGTCATATACAACTAAATCAACTGTTTCACTTCTTTTAATTTTAAGCATTGCACCTTTGTCATAATATGCTTTTTCAAGAGATTTGATAACAACTCCTTCTTGACCTCTATTCCAATGTTGTTCAGCAATGTCATAAGCTTGTTTTAGATTAGCAACATCTATTCCTTTTACTAAATGAAAACGTATGTCATTACATGCTCCATCTTGTAAAATCTCAACTATTTTTGCAGCTAATGCAAGTCTTTCTCTATACGGTTTAGATGATACATCTTTACCGTCAAACCAAATACAGTCAAATACAGCAAACTTTATCATAGTTGTTTTTTGCAATTCATGAGCTCTTTCAGGAAGTGAATGAAGAATACCTACAATGTCAGACCATGTCTCAGAATAGCATTCACAGTCAATAACTGTATAGCCTAACTCAGGTAAAGTTGGTAGATTATCAATTTTGTCTTGATTTTCCATGTATCGACCAGTCTTTTTACTTTCTCTTCTTGATGTGCAATACGTTTCAGTTCTATTGAAATGCACAAGCATACGTTCTCCATCATATTTTCTTTGAGCAATGATTTCGTTAGTCTCAAACATTTCATTTAGCCATTTCTCTCTGTAATGTGAGATATGGTCTGCATGTGCTGGCCAGATTTGTTTTACTTTATAGTCGTCCATATAGTCTCCTTATAATGAAATGCTGTCATTCTTTTTGACATTTTTGAATGTATTGATATTTGTGTCACTTGTACAGTCAATATGACGTTCTGTGTATTTGCCATGAATTGACTCTTCTACACAAGCAAAATGGTCTTTACCATCTTGGTCAAGTATTTCAAGTTCGTATTGAATACATTCTTCACCTTTTTTGATAGCTGGTCCAATTAACCAGCTGATGTCTATAATTTTAGCATTCAAACCATTGATACGTTCTCCACAAATGTATGTAAGAGTTGTATCTGTGACTTTTACAAAATCACCAACTTTGTATTTAGGTTCATACGTATTTCGAATGATAAAACGTCTGATATAGCCTTTAGCGTTAAGTGCTTCATCGTTATAGAGTTTTTGTAGAAGTTCTATTTCTTCTTTTGTAAGTTTTCTGCTCATTTGTTTTCTCCTTAGTAGATAATGTCTTCAACTACATTCCAGTCTTTATCTCGTTTAGTGACCCAAAAGTTGTCTTTGTTGTCATCATTTTTGATAGACTCATAGAATGTCATAGCTTGTTTTTTTGTGTTAAACTCTTTTGTTTTAGGGTCATCACATCCAAGCTCATACCATAATACTTCGTATTTCATAATGTCCTCCTTTAGTGCTTCCATTCATAACCATCTTTTGCTGTAGCAATTGTAAAGTATATTGCTGATGTACCAGCATTTTGATATCTAATCACATGCTTTGTGAATGTATCAAATGTATAGTCCCATTCAGTTTTAGAAGTTTGTTGAAGTTCTTCTTCTGAATTGTCTTCAATTGATTGCTTCATCTGTTTTTCTGCATCATCAATCATTTTCCAAAATTGTTTAGCTGTCACTTCAATATCATTGATAAGTGTAGCTGTTGGACCTTCAACTCCAACAAAGTATTTCTTCTTGTAGTTTTTCATTTAGTTAACTCCTTTTAGAGGACCTTATTGAAGGTCCCCTGAATAATTGTTTGGAAAGTCCCATCCATGTTTTTGATAGTCATGTTCAACTCTATCTGTAATTAAGTCTCTAACAAATTGACTTCCCATAAACTTGATATGCTTATGTTCAATTACAATGTTTCGTATGCTTGATTGTAAGTATTTGTCATTGCCATTCATCACCCAACTGTAAATTGTATTGATTGCCCAGTCTTTAGTAAGTTTGTGTGGGTCATAGTCTTTACCAGTTTCAAACTCATCTGGACAATCATACCAGTGATTTTCAGTTCCACCAATTAGTTCATTTCTAAAATCAATGATGATACTTCTTAGTGTCCTTTCATTTGTTGTCATTTCTTTTACATCTTTCATTTGTTTGTCTCCTTCAGATTTGTAAGATATATATATCTTATAATTATATTGTATACCCATTTTATCTGAATGTACATACTTTTTTAACAAGTTTATCACTTTTTTTCATTTTGTATTAGCGGACTAAACTTAATATGATGTTTTTTAAGCTTTTCTTCTAGCATCATTATGCTACGTCTATACTGTTGTTCTGCGTTTTCGTATTTCTTTCTTTTGTCTTGCAAACTTGCAATATGCTCAAATCTTTTTGGGTCTTTTGACTTTGACCAATTTGTTATTGCTGTGTCAATTATACAAAATTGTTTGATTTGCACAAAATAGTTTAGCTTTGCTTTTGAATGCTGTTCTAATAATTGTGCTTTTTCTTCTTTATTCAACATCGTACCACTCCTTCAATTTTTGTGCAACTATATCTACATTATCTGCGCATATACATTTTTTATGCCACAATTTTTCACATCGTTCAGCCCATTTCTTTTGCATAGGTCTGAGCTGTTTGCCAGGTGCTTTTACTTCTACGTCTATCTCTTCACCTTTATACTGTATGTGCAAGTCAGGCTCACCTTTATGATATGAAAACCCACCTGCTTGTGTACGTATGATTTTAATTGGATGTCCTTTTTTTGCAAGCTTTTCAACGTAGTCTGTTATAGCTTTTTGAACATACTTTTCTGGTGTCATTTATATATTCCTCCTACTCTAGAATATCATTTTTTGATATCAAACGTTAATTCTGAGATACTTTTGATTACTTTCTATATATTTATATTAAATGCTTTCTTTGTTATCACAGAGTATCTCCTGTATTCTTTTCAAATCATCATCAAACATATCTTGATTGTATTGTTTTGCTTCATCTAAAGCTTTTTTCATGCCTATGTCAAGCCAATTCTTTTGATAGAACAAATGATACACAACTGTGTTTTTCTGTCCAAGTCTATGTACTCTCTTTAATGCTTGTTCATAGTCTTTAAACAATGGCAATGAGAAAATAATACATTTGTTATACTCTTGCCAGTTCATTCCTGTAGAGCCAGACGCAAAGTTTGCTAATATGATGTTCTTCCTTGTTGTTAGCTTTTCTCCATCTGACAATTTACAAAACTTTTCATAAAATGTCAGATACTTTATTTCACCACAATAGACATCAACATTGTAGCCTAATTGCTCACATACATCGAATATTTCAAACATCTCAGGTGTGTAGTTATAGAATATGACATAGTTGTCTTCATAACGTTCTAAGAAGTTTCGTAATGCAATTACTCTTGTTTTGTCATACCATATAGACTCAGATGCATTTCCTTGAAAGCCTACAGATAATTGTCTAGCTCTTAACCAAAATGTGCCAGCTGTATCTGCAATCCATTTCAAGTCAGGATAAGCAATGTTTCGATAGTATGGATTGCCAAACTTTTTGTCATGACGATAATCTATGCCATCATTTAGCTTGTCTTTGTGTTTTGCTTCTTCAGCTAAAATATCAAAGCCTTCAACAAACTCATGTGTAAAGATGTTGAAAGTTGAATTACAAGGCAGCAAATGTTCAACAAATACTTGCTGAGGTAATTCAACAACTTCTTCAGACTTTATCGTTAATGCAAATCTATGAATGAGCCTATATAGTTCATCAATATTTTTGTATGAAACAATAGGCTGTTGCCAACCAAGAAGGCCTGGCACATTGCCTCTAATACAGAAAGCATCAACAAACTGTGACTTTGTGAGATTACAGCCTAAGATTTTAAGTTGAGCATACAAATCGATGTAGCCAGTTGTAAATGGTGTGCCTGTAAGCAAATACGTAAATACTCTATTTGATGTAATCTCTAAAAGTTTTTTGATTTGCATAATTGCGCCAGTTTGTAATGAGCTTAAGTTCTTTATCTTATGAGACTCATCTACAATAATTGCAACATTGTGTCCTTTACAAGAATTGATGAAAGCTTTAATGTTGTCTTTCAATGTAATTCTTTGAGTTCTTTCACAATTATCTCCTCGTATGAACAACGACTCATAGTTGACCAGAAGCATCTCTGGAACATTGTTCATGAAAGTTGATTGAGAAGATTTTTTATTGTGAAAGATATATTTAATGGATGACTGAGATGCCCAGTTCAACCATGAGCCGCCTGTTTCAATTGTTTCTGTAGCTTTAGCATTGATTGTAATGACAATTACTTTTGTACAATCGTTTTGTTCTGCAAATGCTAAGCTTACAGGTGTTTTGCCTAAGCCCATATCAAGAAAAAGACCGAATGCATCTCTTTCTTTAAACTTGTCAACGATTGTTTTTTGCCAAGAGTATAACTTTTCGTAAATCATAGTATGTCACCGCCTACAATTTCAATAGAGTATTTTTCTGAAGCACCGATATAGTTTTTTGAGTAATAGTTGAATGCTTCATTAAAATCTGCATTGATAAGTTCATTAGCAAAGCTTTCAATATACTCTGTTTTAATGACATCTATTATCTCATCATATGAATTAGCTTCATATTTTGACCAGTCATTCCACCACAACGTTACTTTCAAATGTTTTTGTCTGAGTTGTAAAGCATCAATAGCTTCATTGTATTGATTAACTTTCTCGTAGATTTCTTTTAGTTTCATGTTTGTCTTCTCCATCAGTTGTAAGATATGTTATATCTTATAATTATATTGTATCATGCAAAGTATCATTTGTAAATACTTTTGTTAACATTTAGATAAAAAGTTTTCTGAATTGAAAGTTTATAGTATACCGCCATTGTAGTGTAATGCAATACGTATACATGCAACTAGTCCATCCTTTGTTGTTTGATATTTGACAGTTTCATTCTTAGATTTGCTAAACTTAAAGTTTTCGATATCAGCTTTTGTTAGTTTACAAGTTTCATCAATAATAATCAATTTCTTAGCAAAAGCTAAGTTTGTTTGAGCAACAGATTTATCAAAGTCATCATCTTCATAACGTTCAACTGTTATATCTTTCGTAACCATGCCACGTAGAGCTTCTGTTGCACTACAGTCAATAAAGACAGTTCTGCCTTTGCCAAATGCTTTTAGAAGCTTTAAGCCTTCTTCGACTGAAGCTTTAAATCTTGTTTCTCTTACTATGTAAAGTTTTGTCTCAGCGCCATATTGAACTGCAATTTCACATGCTTTCCAAATATCGCCTTCTTTATTAAAGAAGATTGTTCGATTAGACAAGTTTGAAAGACTATCAACATTTGTGCAAATGTTAGCATCATTAAATGCTCTGCCATATACCATGTATCTTCTATCCATAAATACGAACAACAATAGTTGAGAGAACGCATCAGTAATATCGTCATGCTCAACGAATGGGAATGCAAGTAGTCGTTTCTTAAGATTGACTAATGCGTCGCTTAACTCATATTGTTGAGTCATTTGATTGAACTTAGACTGTATAAAAACGATGTTGCCTGCTTCACAATATAATGATGCAGATTCAAGTCTTTGCATTTTTGAGTTAGCGCCAGGTTGATATGCTTGCATTCCTGTGACTTCATCCTGTAATTGTTGAAGAATTGGTGAGCCATTAGCTTTATCTTCAATAACTTGTATGATGCCAGGGTACATAGTATCTAGTTGTTTAACGTATTTGACTGACCTTACAAAAGCCATCTTCTTTTCTAAGCAATCTTTAATGTAGAGTGTAGAGCCAACTCTATATGCAAGAATTGAGCCAAGAAAGTCTGAACTATCTTTGTCTTTAACTGGAAAGTCATGAGATGCATATACAATGTCAGCTTCTTCAATTGCAGGACAGTCTGTCATTGGTTTTTCGATAATCATACTTTCTTTAATGACAGTCTTATCAGATGCAATTGGGTTTTGTAAGTATTGTGTTTCAAAAATTGCTTCACCAACTTGATAACGTAATATGTCATAATTGCCAAATCTTTCAGGCCATAGAGTTTCACCTTTTTTGTATAGCAAGACTTTACCACTTGATGGACACACTAAATATGTATCTTTTGAAAAGATTGCAGGCAATACTATGAATGAGTATTGAGATGATAGCTTAGCATCATTTAGAATGTGTCCAGTAATATCGTTAGGAGCTAATCTTTGTTGAATATTCATGATAATGCAATGCTCTAAGTCATTGATACGAGAAGGCATTGTATTTTGATAGTAAGACCAAGCATTATTCATTTCAGCTTTGTCTTTACGAGCAGTTTCAGCATTTGTTAAGTCATCATTGATAATGATATCACCGCCATAACCTGTAAATGCATTTCGATTGAGAGACCTAAGCTCTCCTCCCCTTACATCTTTTAAGAAACTCGATGTGTTAGCTAACAAAAAGATGTCTGGGAAGTAGAGCTTAAACTTCTCACTGTTGATGATTGCATAACGTTTGCTATTCATTTCACCTGCAAGCCCACCAGTATGAGAAATAGATACAGCTTTAATTGGAAATGAGCACCAAAGCCAGACTGGACCAAAGACATTGAATATCATTGATTTTGTATGTCGAGGAGGAACATTTAAGCATAAATGCTTTTTGCCATCTCTTACGTCAATAATTTCAATGTCGTCAGTCTTAACAGGCAGTTTGATTTCTTTATTGTCATTTTCACCTGTCCATTGTCTGCATTTGTATTGAAAGACTTCACAATAGTATTCGATCAATTTACCGTCAACAAACTTAGCTGGATCTGCTGCATTCCAAAATGCTTTTACAAACTCATAAAAACTACGTCTGTATAATTCTCTATGTAGAAGTCTTTCAAGTTCTGTCATACAAATCTCCTAAGCAACTTCTTTTTCTTCAGCTTTTGACTCAGGTCTTCTTTCAATGCCAAGACCTTCAAGAAGTAAACAACATACTGTTATAGCTGTTGCTTTTGTCATGTCATCTTTACAAACGTCAATAAGTTTTTCAATGAGTGTGACTCTGTTTTTGCAATCTGCAATTTTAGCAGATTGGTCTTTGATTGTAGACTTGAGTTCTTCAGTAAATGATTTGAAGACTTCATGCTTTTCAGAACTTTCAATAACATTGATGAGTTCTTGTTGTTCGCTAATAATTTTATCTGCATTAGCAACAGAATTGTGCATTTGGTCGACTAATTCTTCAAGTTTGTAAGTATAGTCAACAATGCCTATCTTTTGTTCGTCCATAGTGTTTTCTCCTTTCATTTTATCACTTTTGAACAATTTGTTTATTTAGAGGTCATCTGAGATACTTTTTAGTATTTTTAATATAAATATATATATTTATATCAAATGTTTCTCAGATGTTCTCTAAAGTATATCATTTTTCAATTTTTTTAATTGAAAGATAATACTTTTAATCAAAGCCACCATTTTCTAGCAATTTAATGACTTGTTGCTTAGTTTTTGCTTCAATTTTATGCTTTTTGTAATTATAGACATTATACATTGCTACTTTTAAGTCTGTTTCATCAAATATTGGCAATGGTGTGCATCTACAGTTTGGAAACTCTCCAGCATGCCCATACATCTTATCAAGTAAAGGCTTGTCTTCATCAACTTTTGTCCAAAACACAATTACGCCATTCATATCTCTATGTGATTGTCTAGTACGTTTGTCATGAGATGATTGCCAAATATATGCAGATGAGCCAAGAGAAGAAGCTCGATTTTGAGTAATAGTTGTTTGAAGCTTTGCAGTTTCAGTTCTTGCAATAACTTTAGCATTCTTATGTCCATGCCTCTTCAATTCTTTAAAAAATGTATTTCTGCCAATTTCACCATTAGCAACTTGCTTTAGTAATACTTTCGTATATTCATGCTTATAAACTTCTAATACATGACCAGGAATTGACTTAATCATTTTGAAGTTATGCTCAATTGCAAGAGCCATCATTTTACGCTCAAACTCAGAGTATGTATAAGGTAAAGCAACAATGTTGTTAGCTTTTGCAGCTTGAAAGTATTTTTTCCATAAGCCTCTTTCTTTGTTTAAGCCTTTTTGAGCAAGTTTTTTTGCAAACTCTTTAGCAAACTTTTCAAAGTCTTCTGACTTTTCTAAACGAAGAATGCCAGAACGAATGATATTTGCTTTGCCTTGCAAGGCAGCTTTTTCTCTTCTTTCTGAGAAGATTTTCTTCCAGACAGCATTGTAGATTTTTGTAATTTCTGCTTCTATTGCTTTATTTCTCATAATCGAATACCTTCAATTTGTGGAACTTCAATAAACTCTAAAATACGTTCATATGTTCTGTCTGCATAGTATTGCCAATCGATTTTGTCTTTAATATTGTCAAATGCTTCATCTGACAAAATCTCATTATTATATACGAAACAGCTTTCTGGCATATTTGCAACTATTGAGCTTGTCACTTTGCCAACATTCTTCATTTTGTATACTTGTCCAACTATATTTGACTTCTTCATTGGAAATGCTCTATTGATGTGTTGAAGCTTTTGAACTTTCATATTGCCAGTTTGTCTATCAATTTCTCTATACTCTAGCCAATCAAATGTGCCTTTACTACAAACAAATTGAAAGAGTCTTAAGTTATGCTCTTTCTCTTTGATTGTTTCTTCAGGCAATTTTTTATAAAGCAGATAATTGACTAAAGCAATGCTAATAATTTGAGGCTCTTTTGGATTGTAAAGTTTTTCAGTATATACTGCAGTTTCTGCCCAAAAGTGTTTTAAGTCTCCTCTAACATGAATGTCATCTCTACTTTCAATGTCTTTAGTGTCTGTATAGCAATAACAGTTAACATCTCTTTGGTAGATATTGTAAATCTTTTCAAGCTTTAATACAAAGCCTGTTCTAGTTTGCCATTCATTGATGATGTCTCTAACTTCATTTTCATCAACATTCTGTAATGGCTTTGCAATAACACCATCTGTATTTGTCTGAATTAACTCAACTTTTCCTTCTAACTTTTCAAGTAAATCAGCTATAAATAATTGACCAGTCATCGTAACTAATGATGCTTTGAATGGGTCATAGAACTTACAATGCTCATTAAACATTGCACCAAAAACAGAAAGAAGAATTGTTTTATATGCTCCTCTTTTTTCAGGTGCAGTCTTTTTGAACTCTAATTGTTGCTTATACATAGTCGGATAGAGGTCTTTATACTCAGGATCGATTGACCTTGGCAACAAATCATAGTTAATCATAACTAAATTGTAGTAGCCAGAAACATCAAAGTAGAAAGCCCAGTCATAATGCTTTTTTGATTGAGCTGCATGTAAACCACCAATGCCAAATGTATGAGGCACTCCACATAAGTTTACTTCAAGTTGTTTACCTGTTTTGAACTCTTCAGTGAAGAAGAACTTTTTGATGTCTTCATTTTTTAATCTTAATTGCGGATACTCAAATGGCTTCAAAACCCAAGTATTGATGCCTGGAGTTTTATGTGCATGAAGAACTGTTTCTGCAATTTGAGCTTCAGTCATATGCAATGCATGCATGCTTAAATGAAACTCAGAAATAATTTGAAGTCTTAACATAAACACACCTTTAGTAGCCATAAAGTTAGACTCAGTTTGATTTAAGTCATCTCCATTATAATGCTCTGTCAACTCTTTTTCTTCTTTTGTAAGAGGCCTGTCTAAACTAAAATCAACTTCTGTCTCAGAAATGTTTTTACCGTCTAATGCTTCACTTTTCTTTAGACTAGTTGAAATTGCAGTCATACAATCATAATAGTATAACTTCATATCTAGCCAAGGCTTGTATTTAGCATTGATTAACGTATTTGAAAACTCTTTAACATCATGTTCTGAACATTGCGGATTATTGACAATGTATTGCAAGATAAGATTGTCATATCTAGCATTGTTATGACCAACCCAAATATCTGAATTATGCTCAGCATAGAATTGTCTAATCTCATTTAATGACCATGTTTGATGACGTTCTCTTTTATCACCATCTAAAATTGTGTAGCCAAGCAAAGTATCGTAATAGAATACTTCAAAATCGAATATGATTATTTTCATTTGCCAGTACTCCCAAGGCCTTGATTGCCTCTTTCTGTTTTTGGCATCTCATCAACTATTTCTAAGTATGGATTGAGAATGCTATACACAACTAATGAACAAACTCTTTGACTTCTAACAAGTTTAACTCTGTTGTTAGAACAATTTGTGATAATCAAATGTATTTCACCAGTGTAGTCAGGGTCGATAATTGATGTTTGAATAACAAGACCCTTTTCTGCAATTGAGCTTCTTGGAACAAGCATTCCTGCAAAACCTTCTGGAATTGCAACTGCAAGTTCAAGTCCAACTGTTTTTGTTTCTAATATATCTAACTCTACATCTTGAGGTAAGAAAATGTCAAGACCACTATCAGGAAGATGAGATTTCTTTGGTAAGATTGTAGTGTTTGTCAGTAGCTTTACTTTCATAATATATTCCTTCCTATATTTATTGTATCATACTTTTAACTGAATGTACATAAAAACTTAACTCAAATAACAAGAATATGATTTGTCAATAACAACAAGGTCTTTAACTGAGTCACATTCAATAATGTCATTTTTGTCAATTTCTCTTACTGCTACATGTAATGTTCGTTTATATTTGTTTGCAAAAGCAGCCATGTCCCAAATGTATTCTTTGCCACCTCTTGAGTTGTAAAGGTCTTCTAAGTTTTTGCGCAATTGAATTGCGTCAGTGTATGACCAATATGAAATGCCACAAGTTTGCATTACATCTTCACCACCAATTTTGAAAGTTGATATGTAGCCATGTTTGATTTTTGCACACCAATCATCAGATGCATTGCAATGAAAGCCTAAGAAGCAAGTTTTGTCTTCATATTTTTGAAAGACGTTTGATGACAAAACTAAGTCAGCTTCACAAATATAGCATCTGTCTAAGTACTCTCTAGCTGTATATAATGAACTTATGTTGTTTGCTTTATTGTAATCTTTGTTTTCAAGCAATATGACATTGTACTTTTTCTTT